CTCCATTACACCGCCACAACCTTTGGCGATTCCGCCTTGTTTATAATTAGATACCATTTTTCTATCTTGTGAAATACTACCCCCACCCATTTTCTTTTTTCTACCACCTGGAACTATTTTTCCAGAACATACAGCAGAAGCATACATGTTTGCATAAGCACTTGGATACACTTTAAATTTTGCTTTTGCAGCTGCTTTTCCTCTTGGACAAAGTTTACCCATTAATAACCTCTCATTGCTATTTTAGGTATGCCTCTCATAAGGCCGCCTTTAAATTTTTTAACTCTTCCACCCTTTTTAAATGAACCCTCTTCCGATGAAATGTCTTCAGGAACATAAGGTACCTCTGCAGATCCAACTTCTGTTGGATCTAAAATTTCCATAACTACACCAACCCCTGGAATTGCTTTTAAACCTTTTTTAGCCATGCGAGTGGCTTTTTTAATATTTTTTTGTTTTTCTATGTCTTCCTCACTTGTTAATCCTGCTCTTCTAGCTTTTGCAATAAATTTTTTTCTTTTTGGATCATATTTAGATTCATCATATTCACCTACATTACTTCTAGGTTCATCTGAAGTTTTACTTTTAAGAGCTCTAGCTAGCTCTTTAAATTTTTCTGTTTTCTCTTCTCCAGTCAAATTTGATTTAGATAATTTTGCAAAAGGATTTTTTTCAGCCATTAAATACCTCTTTGATTTTTATTAAAAATATTTTCTTTTGCTCTTGGCCTTGATTGTCTTTCTAAACCTTGTCTTTTTTCAAGGAGAAACCAATCGCGATCTCTAATAATTCTAAATCGTTCTTTTAAAAAGTCTCTCCAGTTCATTATCTTTTACCTTTCTTTATCATGCCACCTTTTTTCTTGATGACGCCTCTACCTTTTAAAATATCTTTAAAAGTTACTTTTCCATCACCAGTTAAATCAGGGAAACCTTTTTTATTTTTTGCTTTTCCACCCTTCATCATAGCTGATCTTGGTCGTATTCCGTAATCGTTTCTCATTTTATCTCCTTATCCGTTTTCTTGTTCTTTGTTTACTACAGGTCTATTTGCCATTGTCCTTGCAACGGATTCAGCAGATCTACCTATTACATAACCTCCGAGTCCAACATTCAATAATGTCCAAACATCGCCAGGTAATTCAAAAGAGATAACTGCTCCTGTGAATACTTTTATAACTGGTCCTATAACATAATTCCATACTAAAATAAAGATTAATACATACATCAGAAGTGGTCTCCAAGATGATGCAAACCATCCTGCTTTTGCTTCGGCTTCAATAATTTTAGCTGCAGCCGTTAGTTCTTGTGTATGAGATTGTAATAATTGAGTTTGTAATTGAGCTTTTAACTTTTCTTGTAAATCTTTATCAGGAACAGCTTTTTCAATAGTATTAAATAGAATTTTAGCAAGAGGTGCAACTGCTCCTAACATTTGCAACATAATTTAGTACCACTTCGCTGATCTTTTTTTCTCCGGAAGCATCGCCCGTTGACCACCAACAGGGACAACTTGAGTTTCTTGTGGATTTGAAACTTCAACATCAATTCCACCTTTTAAAAGACCGTCAGGTTGAGTAAATTGTGAGTGATCAACTAGATTTCCATACTCTGATCGTGAAGAATTTTCAGTTTTTAACACTGCTCCACCTTTAGCCATAGGCTTTCTAGACATATCAGCTTCAGAAAGTGCAATTGCAATCGCTTGTTTAGGATTTTTTACTTTTTTAGAAGACTTACCAATGTTAAGTTCTCCTTTTTTGAACTCTCGCATTACTTTAGCAACCTTTTTTTGTCCTTTTTCTGTTTTCATCATAATTAAATATACCTTTTTTTGTTAATATTAGCAAATTGTTGTTTAGCTATAGAGGTTGCGGACCTTAGTTCAGCTAAATCTTCGTTTTGTTGTAGTTTTTCTTGCGCATTTACTTGATTCATCATAGCTCTCATCTTATCTAAGTTAATTCTTTCCTGTCCTTCTTGTTTTTTTCTAGAGTTTTCTTGAGCTTGTAGATCAAGTTCCCTAGATTTTAAAGCAGCAATAGGATCATTATCGAATTGAGAAACTATTTTCTTCTCTTCTTTCATAAATTCATCCATCATTTCAGCTATTAAAATTGCTTTTCTAGATTCCATCTTCATTTGAAACTCTTGAACTTGAGATTGAACAACAGGATTTTGCAAAGCTTGTGGATCTTGAGAAAACATTTGTATTTGTTGTAACTCTTGTGAAAATTCTAATTCTATCTGTTCTAAAGCCATTAAAGAAATATGTTCAAAAATATTTTTTTCTAATGAACCCATAATTACAGGATTATTTTTTGCTATATTTGTTGCCATGAAATTTAAATGTGCAGTCATATGCGCTCTGTGATCTTGTCCTCTAAAAGCTTGAAACGGTTGACCACCTAAAGCATCAATATGTTCTAATGCTGGATCTTTTGGCATGGGTGGTTGTGGTTGAATTAAAATTTTATCTATATCTTTAACTCCAATAGCTTCATACATTTTTCTGTACGCTTCATATAAGTTATGAATTTGTGGATTAGATTGAGCTAGTTGTAATTGTGTTTGTGCTAAATTAATTCTTTGTGTTTGTGAAAATATATTTGGATCAGCAATCGGTAATATATCTATTCTATCATCAAAATCTGTTTGCTTAATTATTCTTTGACCACCAATAACATCGTATGGATATTCTGCAGGTAAATAAATTTTAAATACTTTAGATAATAATTTAAATTCTTGTTTTAGAGCCGCATATATTCTTTTATGAATAGCAGACATTGTTCTACTACCACGTTCTAGCAAAGCTATGGTCGTGCCCACTGCTGCTTGCTGATTCCCATCCCCTACTTGCATATCAGCAATTGATGCAAAACGCTGACCTGCTTGAACCACGACCCCCATAAGTGATAACAATGTCTGTGACGGTTCTTTAAATGGTAAAGGCATAAATGCATCACGCAAATTTCCGCCTGGTGCATCTACATCTCTAAATTCACCTGGTTGTAGTGGTTGTGCATCATCTCTTACACGTATACCTCTCATCTTAAATCCGGCTGGCAGGTTAGATAACGTGCCGGCGTCTAACAGCTGTCTTAAAGCCGAGGTCGCTGTTCGTGATAGTCCACCTATCATGTGGATTAGACCAAAACCATAAAAGCCAAGTCCAGGTAAAAATTTAAAATGTACAAAGTATTGTATTTTTTGTTTTCTTGGATCTGCTATTTCATAGTTTCTTCTGATAGATAAAATTTCTCTTGACCCTTCTTCAATAGTTACAATGTATGGAAGTTTAATTCCTGTAGGTTCTCCATTTCCATCTTTATCTTCAAAACCCTCAAGATCAATATTTACGTGACATTCAATCAAAGTAAATATATCTTCTTCTCTTCCTTTTCTAACCCCTTCTATTTCACGTTCTTTTTGTTTTAATTCTGATTCATCATTCATTGAGGGAGATAGTTCAATGTCTCTATAAAATCCTGCCACTTGTTGTTTCTTAAGATCATTAGAAGATATTTTAATTACATGCATAACCGCTTCTGCATCATCTAATGACGTTGCAGAGTATGGAACAATTAAATCTTCAGCTGGAATAAATTTTGAAACAGCTCTTCCAATTAAATCATCATAATAAACTTTTTTAAATGTAGAACCTGATAGCGGTAGATAAAATAACATTTGATCAAACTCTGGTTCATATTCTTTCATGACATCCATAATTTGATAATTCATAAAATCTTTTACTCTATGAGCTTGATCTTCTTTTTCTCTAGATGGAACTCCTAATATTTGAGTTCTTACAGGACCATCTGCAGGTAATAATTCTTTATATGCTAATGCTTGAAATTGCGTAACTGCTTCTGAAAGAACAGGATGAGTTACACCACTTGCTCCTTGAAACGGCTCTGTTCGTCTTTCATATTTAAATCCTAAAAGATCAAGACCATTGGTGTATGCCATTTCCCAATCCTGTCGTGATTCTTTATACTCTATAAAATTATCATATAACTCTGACCCAAGAGGAGCAAGAATATTATCAGGAAGTAATTCTGCTAAATTTGAAAAATGATTTTCAGAGTCAGGTGCATTAAATGCTCCTGGTTCAAAATTAATTTCAACTCCTCCATCTGGAGTTGGAGTTATTTCTGTGCTTTCAATAGAGGGTTTTTCAAGTTCTGTTTCTAAAATCTCTACGGCAGATGCCGCTGGATTTTCAATCTCTATTGTTTGACGTACTTCGTTTGGAAGAGCTTTGTCTATATCTGCCATAAATTTTACCTGAACTAATCAGTTTAACTTGTTTTAGTGGAACTTTCAAGCCTTGTGGAGTAGGTCCTGATAATGGTGGAATCGTTTTTGTTAAACGTTTCATTAATAATATGTCCTTTCTTTATGTTCCAATTTAGAATCTCTATAATCTTCTGGATGAGAAATCAAGCCCCCTTGTCTAAATCTCATCACTGCTTGTGTGGTAGAATCTACTAAATCATCATACTCTCCAAATGGAAAAGCAGCACACTCTTCAATAACCTCTTGTGCGAAGTCTTTTGATTTCGGAGCCCACACCATTCCAGATTCAAAAAGAGGAGCCACAGAGTTTATTCTTGAGTGTTTATCATTTCCTTTGTTTGGACTATAGCTGATCACAGGAATGCCCATCTGTCTA